CAACAGTATTTCCTTTTGTTGCTATATATGAAAATACAGTTAATATGAATTTTGGTGGCTATACACGATCATCAATCTCAAGTGCGGCAGCCGATGCTAATGGCTACGGAACTTTTGAATACGCACCACCATCAGGTTATTACGCAATTTGCACTAAAAACTTAGCGGAGTACGGATAAATGGCTTATACAAATATAGACGACCCATCTGCATATTTTCAGGCTAAGACCTATACTGGTAATGCTACTGATAATACACCAATAACCAACGATGGTAACAGCAATTTACAAGCTGACTGGATTTGGTTTAAAAGAAGAAGCTCTACTGAGAACCATGTATTAGCTGACTCTACAAGAGGAGTAACAAAATGGTTGTTTAGTAATTTAACTAATGCTGAAGGCACTTCTACGGCACGACTTAAATCTTTTGATACAAATGGTTTTACTTTGGGTGATACTGGTTCTACAAATCAAAATGGTGCAAATTTTGTAGCATGGGAATGGAAAGCCAATGGTGGTACGACCTCAAGCAATACGGATGGAGATATAACTTCAACTGTACAAGTTAATCAAGATGCTGGGTTTAGTATTGTTACAGATTCACCATCCAATAATACAGCTAGAAGCATAGGTCACGGATTAGGCGTTGCACCTCAAGTTGTTATTAGACGAGCAAGAACTCGAGTAGAAAGTTGGAGAGTATTTCACAGTTCAGCAGGTTCAACAGGCTCTTTAAAACTTAATGATAGTTCTGCATACAATTCTAGTACAGTTTTATTTACTGGAGTTACTTCTTCAACTTTTGGAGTAGGAACAGATTTTTCAGTTAATGGTAATTACAACTATGTAAGTTACTGCTTCGCAGAAAAACAAGGCTACAGCAAGTTTGGTTCGTATAAAGGTAACGGAAACACAAATGGTGCTTTTGTTTATACAGGCTTCAAACCTGCTTGGGTAATGGTGAAACAAAGTAATACAGCTAGAAATTGGCAAATATTTGATAATAAAAGAGACGGATATAACAAAGACTATATGCCGAGATTACAAGCAGATAACGATTCACCAGAAGCTGCAAGTTCTGGAGCTAGTATGGATTTTGTAAGCAATGGTTTTAAAATTAGAACAAGTCAAACAGGAGCAAATCAAAACGGTGGAACATACATCTACATGGCATTTGCAGAAAATCCATTCGTAACATCAACAGGAATCCCAACAACAGCGAGGTAAATTATGTGGGCTTTAGTAGAATCAGATAACGTAACACAAGTCTTTACAAGACCTAAAGGTATGACTATAGGAGAAGTTAATTACCCTAGCAATATCTTTATGCTTTGGACAGCTTCTGAATTAGAAGCTATAGGGATTTATGAAGTCGTTATCGACAACACAAACTTAAAAGATAAAGAGTATTACATCAACACCAATCAAAGCTTTGACTTTGCAGACGGCGTTGTAACAGCTTCATACGGTGTGGCAACTGCTAAACCTTTAGATGATGTTCTATGGCAAGAAGGCGATGAAGGTATGCCAGAAGAAACATCTGTAGGCGATGTAAAACAACCCGGTATCCGTCAAGGCTATAAAGATACTATCAACTCTCAAGCCGGTGGTATCTTACAAGACACTGACTGGATGGTTGTTAGAGCTGCAGAAGGTGGTACAGCCGTACCAAGCGATATAGCAACTTGGAGAGCTGCAGTGCGTACAAAGTCTAATGACATGTGTACAGCTATTGACGGTGCTGCAGACGTAGATGCTTTAGCAGCTTTATACACTTATACAAATACAGGTACTGAAGAAAGTCCTGTTTACACAAGACCTTTAGGTGAGTTTCCAGAACTAGGAGCATAACATGGAACTATCAGCATATATTATTTGGAACATCTTTATAACTTTAGTCTTAGCCCCTATATGGTTTCAGATTAGGCAGAACACTTCAGAGCTTAGAAGACAAGATATATTGCTGAACAAAACACGTGAAGGTATTGCGAAAGATTATGTAACCAAAGATGAGCTAAGAAACGATATGACAATCATAATGGAAAGAATGGATAAAATCAGTGAAAAGCTTGACAAACTCTTTGAAGTTAAGTAAAATGGTAGTAAAGAAGAAAAAAACTAAGAAGCTTCCTGCTTCGACCTTAGTTATTTCAATTACTACTGTACCTTCAAAGATGTTGAAGAAATTAACACGTAGGAAAAACAATGGCAAAAGATAGAAAAAAAAGAACTAAAAAGTATAAAGCTACTTATAAAACAGATGGTCGTGTCGACATGAGTCAAGGTGGTCGAGTTGGTTATCGTGAAGGTGATGAAATTCGTATAGACCCTGCAACTGGTCAAGCATTACAAAATCAACAAGCTGGAGAAGCTGAACCTGCACCTATTCCGGCACCTAGAAAAGCAAGTAAACTATTATATTCAGATGGAATAGCCCCTGAAAAACCAGCCCCTGTATTAGAAACTAGAAATGCTAGAGCAGATGCTATTAGACAAAATAGAGGTCAATTAGAGTTTGACCAAAGCTATGATTTTAATATTCCCGGTACTCCCGGATATAATCCTAATCTTCCTACAAAAGCACCTACTGGTCCGTTTGGTGGACCTCTGGGCGGTTCTCCTGCACCGACTCCTGCACCGACTCCTGCACCGACTCCTGCACCTTTAACAAAAGAAACATTTGAAAAAGAACGTAGAGAAAGAATGATTGAAGCTGGTAGAGAAGCTGAGAAAATTGCTAGAGGAGAGATACCAGAGGGAATTATTCCACAACAAGAAATAGTTTCTGTCCCTACAGGACCTGCATATGAATCAGAGGCTATGCAACTTGCTGAAAGAAAAGGAGTTAGTCCTGAATTAGTTAAAGAAGTTGGTACTGAAGCTGTACAACAAATAGAAGATATTTCGACAGTTAAAACTCCTGAGCCTGTTACTGCTGCTAAAATTGAAGCTGAACAAATTACAACAGCTCCTGAAGTTGCTGTAGCTCAAGGTGAAATTAAACAAGAAGCTTTAGCAAAAGCTGCAGGAGTAGAGAGAGTAGACCCTATTCAAGCGGTTACAGTTGATATACCTGAAGGTGCATTAGCTGAAAGAGTTATTGGTACTCTTAGTCAAGACTCTAAAGCTCAAGCAGCTCAAAATGCTGGAACATCTTTAGCAAGAGTTACACGAGCTAAAAAACAATTACGTAATGCTGGTCTTAGTGAAGAAGATATTACAGAGCTTGGTAATGACCCTGAAGCACTTGAAGCAAGGCTTACTGAGTTTACTGAAGAACAAAGAGGGATTATTGAAGGGTTACCTCAAGAAGCTTTAGTATCTAATCAGTTAGACAGTTTATTAAGTGGCATTGAAGAAGGTGAAATACCCTCGTGGGCTAGACCTGCTGTTGCATCAGTAGAACAAATGTTAGCTCAAAGAGGTATGTCAGCCTCAACAGTTGGTAGAGACGCCTTGCTCAATGCAATTATTACTTCAGCGATACCGTTAGCTCAGTCTAATGCTCAAGCAATACAACAAAGTGTTTCACAACAAAAAACAATTGAAGCACAAGCTGACTTACAAAATACACAGTTTAGACAACAAACTGCCATGCAAAATGCACAAAATGTTTTTGCAATGGACATGGCTCAGTTCAGTGCTGATCAACAAACCAACTTAGCTAACAGTAAATTTTTACAAACAGTAGGTTTAACTGAAGCAAGTATGGAGCAACAATCAGCTCTACAAAACGCAGTGTTAATGTCACAAGCTAATTTAGCTGAAGCAGACTTTTATCAAAAAGCACAAATACAAAATGCTCAAGCTTTTTTATCTATGGATATGGCAAATTTAAATATCCAACAACAAGCAAATGTATTACAAGCTCAACAAGAACAGCAAAGAATGCTATCTAATCAAGCTGCAACAAATGCTGCAAGACAGTTTAATGCTGCAAGTGAAAATCAAACACAACAATTTATGGCAAGTTTGAATACACAAGTTAGTCAGTTTAATTCTCAACAAGAAAACGCAGTAAAGCAATTTAACGTACAACAGGCTAATGCTGCTGAAGCCAGACGAGTTCAAAATGAATTAGAAGTTAATAAGGCTAATGCTGCTATTGTTAATCAAGTAAAACAATTTAATGAACAAATAGATTTTAACAGAGAACAGTTTAATGTGCAAAACGCACAAGCAATTGAGCAGTCAAATGTAGAATGGAGAAGGAAAGCTAACTTAGCTGACACTGCTGCACAAAATGCTATTAATCAAGAAAACACTAAAATGGCATTTAATATATCTTCTCAAGCTCAAGCATTTTTATGGCAAGAGTTAAGAGACCAAGCCGACTATGATTTTAGATGGGCTAATGATACAGCTACAAGAAAAGTACAAGCCATGGTAGCTGCTTCAAGTGCAGAAGGTGATGCTGCTAAAAATTGGCAGACTAATTTTAATAATGTTTCATCAACCATTGATAGAATGTTTGGTATAGGATAGGAGATTAAAGTGGGAAAACTAAGAAAAATTGCTAAAAAAATTGGCAAAGGTATAAAAAAAGTTGTCAATAAAGTTGGTCGAGCTTTTGGAAAACTAGGAATTGTTGGTCAACTGGGAATGATGTTTTTAATGCCTTATGCTATGTCCGGGCTAAGTCACTTATGGAGCAGTACCGTTGGTAAAGCCTTCGGTCAATTTGCAACACAAGGGTTGTCTCAAGGTACAACAACTTTTGCATCTAGATTAGTAGCTGAAGGAGGATTAAAAGGAGCTGTTGGACAAGCTATGGGAGCTATTCATAGTGCTGGTTCTGCAATAGGAACTGCTTATAATTCTCTTAGCACAGCAATATCTAATGGCTTTGATAGAGCTGGTAATTTTTTACAAGGCGAAGGTTTTACTTTAAGTGAAGGAAGGACTCCTGTATTCGGTAGTGGAGCTGAAGATATTATTAAAGAAAGTGCAGTAGAACAAACTGCTTTAGAAGAATATGCAAAAAGAGAAGGAGTATCTTTAAATGAAGTAGGCAAAAAATTAGATACTGGAAAAATTTTAGGAATCGAAGATAAAGCAATCACAGATGTTATTGCAGAAAAGAAAAGCTTACTTGAAAGAGGAAAAGATTTTGCTTCACAATCTTATGATTCTATGGTAAAAGATTTAACTGATCCTTCAAAGTATGGTAAGAAAGCAGCTCAAACTGCTTTTGCACATTTACAAACAGCATTAGCTCCGGCAATGCCACAACAAACGCTTAATATTGTTAGACCTTTAGATATTGGAACTATTGATGCATTTAATACTCAAGGTATATTTAATCAAGCAGACTTTACAAGTATGAATAATGCTTATCAAGCACAAGGAAGTTCTTGGGGAGCAACAAATCAACTTGGACAGTCTTATCTTATGGAACAAGCAAGTATGGGAAGTACAAACTATATTAATGATATGAGAAGACTTCAAGGATATGGAGGAAATAATTAATGAGAGAAGAGTTTAACCAAGAAGGGATAGATGCTCTTGTTAATGCAGGAAAACCTATTCCGGGACAGTCTTTAACAAATAGCCCTGATCAAGGTTATCCTTGGGAAGGACCCCCTGAATTTACTAACTTTAGAGAAGCTTTAAATTTTATTGCTGAAGAGCTTTTAGTAGAAGATATTTATGTTCCTCTTATGGTTGGTATTGGGCAGGGAGTTCCTGTTTCTGATGTAGCTTTACAAGTATTACAAAGAGGTTTTCAAGAGGGTAAATGGAACCCAGATTTATTGTTATTATTGTTAGAGCCTGTAATGTATTTACTAATGGCGTTATGTGAGAAAGCAGGGATTAATGACTATCGTTTAACAGGGGATGAAGAAGATGATCTTGAACCCGAAGATGAAAATGAAATAGCTGAAATGAGAGCTAATAATTTAAAAAAATATGCTGATAGTAAAATTGATAAAAATAGGAAAGTTCCTGAGGGAGTTTTACCAAAAGAAATTGTAGAAGATATTGAAGAGCTTGAAATACCTGAAGGATTACTTAGTAGACCTCAACAAGCTCAACCAAGTTTATTAGGACAGCAGGAGTAAAGAATGGCTAACGGTTTATATGAAGGTGATGGTGGAGTTTCTTTTGGTCAAGAACAGTTTGAAGCAAAAAGAAAAAGAGAAGAAAAGGAACAAAAAAAACAACAGCGAATACAAGAAAGTTTATATGCTATTAATCTTACAGCAGCAGGAGCCAATTGGTTAATTAATAGAAATGCTGAAGAAGCAGAAAGAAACGGAGCTGTCGCACGATCACATTATTTAGCTAAAAATGAAACTGCTAAAGAATGGAATACTATGCATAAAGAATATGAAAAGCTAGGTTATTCCAGAGATCAAATGCTCGAAGCTGAAACAAGAAAAAAACTTAGAAATCATTTACTTGGTATTTATGGTGAAGAGTTTAATGTTGATGGCTTTAGTGATGCTATCAATGAAATTTCTAAAAATTATTCTAAGAATCCTGACAATTTAGCATCTTGGAATAAAACTGTAGATGCTCAATTAGCTATACCAAACTTATCTCATGAAGATATGATTGAACTTATTAGGGCAGAGGGAGAAGCTCCAAAAACTATTGGTTCGTGGTTCGGTAACAAAATATTAAAAATGGCTAAATCACATGATAAGGAAACTTTAACAGAAGAAGATAAATTAGCTAAAGAAAAATTACTCAGTGGTTTAATTGGAGATCAATTTAAAAATGCTACTTCTGCTCTTGAAGCTTATGGTAAACTAGGCAATCCTGTCGAACAGCTTGTAGAGTTTATGAAAAGTGAAGAAGGTAAAAAAATTACAGTTTACAAAGACTCCAATGTTAATACATTTGAAAACGTTGTCGAGGATAAATATGGAGGAAAATCTAAAGTTACATTTGCAACAACAATTGCACAAGCTCCCGATGGTTCGCCAGTACAAATCGGTGATGCTATACCTATGGGTTCCTATACTCTTACAGGTGAACGAAAAACTCGTAATCCTACAGAGTTAAAAACAGGGCAAGATGATATAATTGCTTACATAAATAGGGCAAAAGATGTAGACTTAGAAGATTTTTACAAAAATGAATTTAAAGATAATCCAGTATCTTATACTAATAATATTTTAGATACTGCAGAAAACCTGATAAGTACACAAGGCTTATCAAAAACTCAAGCTATAGCAGCAGCTACTGAATATGTATCGGGACAAGACTCTATTATTGTTGATACTAATATGAGCTTGTTTGATTTAGATAATATGCAGGGTACAGTTAACACTGAAAAATTACCTCAATATATTGAAAGTATTAAACAAGTAAAGCCTGAATATGGAGTTGAGCAAGAACTTAGAGGAATGAGAGATCAATTTTTATTAGCTATTAAAGAGTCAGAGTTGGATGACCAACAAAAAATAGATGAAGAACTAGCTCTTAATAGTATTATGAAAAATGCTGGTATTATTCCAGCCGAGGAATATAATAACCTTGTTATAAATGGAGGTAATGAATCTCCAGAAGTAAAAACGTGGTTGCAAGAATTAAATGAAATACCTTATGCTGGTAGAGTATCAGAATTTTTAGTAGGGGAGGAGCTTGATCTGTATGATGCAGCATGGTTAGCTCCCGGTTATGGACTTTATAAAATTGGGGGTAAAGTTGCTAGTAAAACTTTAATTCCTAAATTAGCAGATAACATAATAAAATCTAAAAAAGGACAAGCCTCGATAAATAAAATTAGAACAAGAATGATGGAAGGCTTTAGCAATACAGCAGATAAAGATAATTTTTTAAAAGGACTTACCATTGTAGAAAAAGCAATTTTTAGAGCTATGTCTAAATCAGAAAAAAATGTAAGTACTCCTATGTTACAAATTTTTAGAAAAGAGCTTGCGGAAATGCCGGGTTTATATCTTAAAGCCTATCTTCCTAGTTTAAAACAAACAGTTGGCTGGGGTTTATTTGGTGGTTTATCTGCGTATGGATTCTATAGTAAAGCCACTTTACCTGAAAAAAAAGAAATTGAAGATTAACTATGACACTACTTTCTACCAAGGGAAATAAAAAATCTCGTTTAGGTCGTAATTATACATTAGATGATTTAGAAAAAAACGAAGACTTTCAAGAAATATCAGAAAGGTTTTTAAGTTCTGTAGGAGAACAGTCTGATGATATATTTGAGTATTTAAGAGACTCTGATTTTAACTTATTTAATGGTATGCAACGTGCCATAAATAGTGAAAAATTCACTCAACAGCAAAAAGACGACTATAAATATCTACGTTCTCGTTTTGACAGAGCAGACATGGGCAGCTTGAAACAATATATTGAGCTTGTTAAAGATGCTGCTGTTGATATTTCGACAGACCCAACTGCTATTGCTGCTGCTTTATTAACTCCTGTTACTGGAGGAACTTCTTTTGGTGCGAGACAGGCGGTAGCAACTGGTGTAAATCAAGGTTTAAAAAATATAGCAAAAAGTAAAATTACTCCTGCTCAAACAGTTGGAATTGCTGCAGCAGAAGTTGGTGCATGGACAGGTCTAGATAATCATTTTAGACAAAACACCGAAATAAATACCAATATGAGAAAGCTTTATTCTAAGCCTGAATTAGTAGGCAGTACAGCTATTGGAGCTTTGACAGGTGGTATTTTTGGAGGACTTGCAAGAAAAAACGAGTTCTTCCAAGACAGACTAGAAAAACTTTATACTGATGATGGCTATAGAAAAGAAGCCGGTAGTGATTTATTATATAATTTAAGAAAAGCAAAAGATACTTTACTAGCTAAAACACTTGCAAGTCCTGCTTGGATTTTAAAAACTGATGCAGAGTTTTCACCCACTGCAAGATTACTGGGTCAAAAATTTACTTCAGAGTTTGATAAAAGTTTAGTAGCTAAAACTAAACGTAGAGTAGGTTATTCATATGCTGAAGATATTAACTTTAGAAGAGGTAATTATAAACTAGGATTTGATGAAGCTGTTGCTCCAATTAGACAGGTTGGAGAAGTTTTACCAGAAGATGAACAAGCTGTTATAACTTTAATGCGAGGCGGTGAAGTTGCTGGAGCAAGTCAGGCTGTAAGACAAACTGCAGAAAATTTAAGATTATTTTTTGATCAAATTAAAAAAGATGCAGAAGAAGTTGGTCTGGACCCTAAGTATATAGAAAATTATTTTCCTCGTTCTTGGAACAGAGACGCCATTAAAAGTAATCCTGAAGTATTTAAACAAAAATTAATTGATAATAATATTGTCGAAGCTGATAAAGCTGATAGTGTTGTTGAGGGAATGTTAAATAAACAAAACGAACTTTATAGTTCTCATTCAAATCTTTTAACTCAAGCCCGTAAGTTTGAAAATTTAGATGATAATGAATTTGCAGAATTTCTTACAAATGATTTAGTTCCTGTTACTACAAATTATTTTATGAATGCTGCTAAGACTATTGAGCATAAAAAACATTTTTTAAATGCTGGTCGAGACGTTAGAGTAATAGGAAAAACTGAAGACGAAAACCTTATATTATTTAAACAAGATAATCAATCTCAGTTTGTTGAAAGATTTATTAATCCTATTGATGCTGAATTAAGGGCAGCAAGAAAAGGTAAAGGATTATCAGCTAAAGAAAAACAAAGAATTATTGATGTGTATAAATCTGTTACTGGTCAGGTTGATTACTTTGACAGTGGCTTAATCCAAGGTATCTATGATGGTACTAAACTTGCTAATGCTATGGCTTATCTGCCACTAGCTACTGTATCTTCATTGTCAGAAGCATTCATTACACTTGGTAAAGCTCCAACAAGTTCTGCTATCAAAGGAGCACAAGATGGTATTACACGAGGTCATAAATTATTTACCTCTGAAATATCTCAACTATTAAAAGAAAAACATAACTTGACAGATGATGAAGTATTAAAAGAAATGAATAGTGTATTTCTTGCCGTAGATGAAGCAATGTCTGATGTAACAAATCGTTTATCTGGAGAAGGATTACAAAATGAGTTTTTACAAAAACAAGCTAGACGTTTTTATAGATTTAATTTACTTATACCTTGGACAAAAACAGTTCAACTTGCTTCGTTTTCAACAGGTAAAGATTTAATTCAAACAAACTTAAAACAATTAGCAGACCCTAAAGGACTTAGTAAATCTAAAATAGAAAGATTAACAGGTGAATTAAATGATCTAGGTATAGATATTGATAAGGGTCTGACGTGGACTAAAAAGTATGGGGATGAAGTAACAGACCAAGCGAAGTCTGATGAGTTTTACCGTAATGATATTATTAGAGGTGCTGGAAGATTTACAAATGGAGTTATCTTACAGACATCTAGAGAATATGCAACTGTTCCTACTTTTATGACAAATCCAAAAGTAGATATATTTACACAGTTTTTAAGATATCCCACAGTTTTTGGTAATACTGTATTACGAAACTTTGCTAGAGATACAATAACTGATACTACAGTTAACGCACCTAAACTTGCAGCCTTTGTTTTAATGTCTACAAACGTTGCTAAGGCTACTAATTACTGGAGAAGTTCTCCTGAAGAAAGAGAAAGAATAAAAGACGATGGTACTGATTGGAGAGATACTTTAAAAGCCTATCAACGTGTTGGACTTCTTGGTCCATTGGAATATCCGGTTAGAATTACTGAAGGTATTTCATATGGTCAGAATCCACTAGTGGCTACAACTGGTGTTGGTGGTCCAGTCATTAATGATATCATTGGGTTAACTTTATATAACCGAGGATTTTTAGAAACAGCAGCTAGAAAAATTCCTTTAACAGGAACTAAAAATATTTTTGACAGAGCTGTCGGAGATATTATGGAAGAGTATACAGGATTTAGAGACCCTTATACTCCTTTACAAAAAGCTGCAAAAGAAATAGATAAAAAGATTCTGAAAGGATTTAGAGAAGGAGCTGATGTCGTAACAGCCAGAGAAACAGAAGAGGCTAGTTTACTTACAAGAAACAGATTATTAAAGTTTCAAGGTGGTCCTGTATCTCAAATAGACCCATATACTATGCAAGAAATAGATTATAGAGATCAGTTTTCCGTAGGTGGTGTAGTAGGCGAAGAAGTAATAGAAGGTCCGGAAGTTCCTTTTACAAAAGATAACGCTGCTGAAAGAGTTAATCCTTTTACTGGAGAACCTTATCAAGAACAAATGGATAGACTAGGTTTTAGTAAAGGTCAAATAGTCATGGTTCCTCCTGAAAAGAAAGAAATAGATAGTCTTAAAAAAACTATTGATTCTATGATTGGTTCATACGAAAATAAAAATGAATATGTTTCTAAATTAAATAACGTATTAAGTCCTTATCATAAAATAAGTTTTCCAAATTCATTTAATTTATTAAAAAGAGAACTTGTAAATTATGTTTATAAAGACGAGCCTAAACTATCATTTCAATCAGATGTTGAAAAAAGAATTGCAGAGCAGGGTAAAAATAAATTATTAAAAGTTATTAATTTTAAATTACAAAATGAATTAAATTTAAAAAAAGAGGGATGGAATCCTAGTAAAACTGCTGCAGTTTTAAAATCACCTTTTGAAAAAGTGATAGAAGTTAGTAGAGTAAAGAAAAATATTGGAGGTAAAATTGCTTCTAAATTTATTTCAAAAGCTTATGATAAATCATTGGCTCAGAAAACTCAAATAGCTACAACAGGTGGTACATATTCAAAAGCTGCAAAAATTATGGAAGACTATCAGAAATTTAACTCACTAGATTATGGTTCCGGAATGCAAGTGAATCAAGCTAAACAAGCTTTAAATGCAGACACTTTTGAACCGTTCCCTCAACTAGATAAAGCAGAAAAATATGGGATGCCTGATTTTGTAAGAGCAGAAGATATAAATAAAAAATATGATTTTATTACAAACTTTTCAGTTCTAAATGTTTTACAAAAAGCAGATCGAGATAAAGCTGTAAAAAATATTGGAAGGTTATTAGATGATAACGGTATGGCTATTATTACAGTTAGATCAAAAGATGATGTTTTAAAAGCATCACCAAAAGCAAAAAGCAAACTTTCTGATTCAGAGCTTATCACAGCAAAAGGAACTTATCAAAAAGGTTTTACCCGTAAAGAATTAAAAGAATATTTAAATAAAACTTTAGGTGAAGACTATGATGTAATGGACTTACCTAACAAATATAAAATGTCTGGTGTCGGTGTTATTATTAGAAAAGTAAGGAAGCCTTATAATGAAGGTGGTCCAGTTAGACCTGAGTACATTGGTAAAGATGCATATGAATCAGCTATTTTAAAGTTTGCTGAATCAGATTTAGATGCTCAATTACTCCGTGAGTTTGCGTGGGTTGAGTCAAAGTTTGCAACTGATAAAGAAACTTTTAGAAAAGATAACAGAAGTGCCTATCAAATAACACCTATTAGATTTCAAGACTATACAGATTCTTTAAAAGAAGATTCTGAAGTAGGTGCTGGATTAAGAAGATATGTTTCAAAGATGGAAAAAAAATATGGAGCAAATTATCAAGACATCGCATATGATGACCTCAATAATCCTGAAATAGCTACCCTAGTCACAAGGGCTTTATTAAAAAGAGTACCGGAACCAATCGGAGAAACAAAAGAAATAAGAGCAAAGCAGTGGAAAAAAGACTGGAACACGGAAGAAGGGGCAGGTACTGTAGAGAAATATTTAACAGATTTAAAATATTTAAAATAATGTTATTATATACAGAAAAGCAATTAGACGTGGCATACAGAATAGACTGTAAAGCTCGTAGTCAATCAGATGAGCCTTGGATAACTCGTGAAGACTTTAGACCTTTGTATGAAGATTTGATAGAATCTTACATGATTGCATACAAAGAAGATGATATTTTTTCTACAACTATACCGGAGTATTTAGTAGATTCAGTAAATGATTTACTTTCTTTAACTTTAACTACAGAAAATTAGTATGGGTTTTCCTTTTGAAATAATTACAATGCTTGGTTCAACGTTATTAAGTGGATTACTTAGTCTATGGTCTCAACGTATGAAGGCTAAACAAGAAGAACAGAAGATGTTAATTGCTAGAACTGAAGTTCAAAATGCTGCTATCTCAGATGCTAGAACTTATGAGAACAAAGGATTTCAATGGACAAGAAGAATTATAGCATTGACAGCAATTTTTTCTATTGTATTACTTCCAAAGCTTGTACCGTTATTCTATCCTGAAGTTTTAGTTACAGTTGGCTATACCAATTGGAAGCCCGGATTTTTATTTTTTACAGATGGAAAAGAAATATTTGAATGGATTTCATTTAATGGATTAGTTATCACTCAACTAGATACTAATTTAGTATCAGCTATTATTGGTATGTATTTTGGTGGCAGTCTTGTCAAGAAATGAAAGAGTTTATAAGTGCCATAGAGACTATAGGGATTCCGGCTGCTGCTGCAATAGGCTTGGGTTACTTAGTATGGACACTATTTAAAAGTTTAATTTCAGACATCCACAAAAAACTAGATACGCAACACACGATGATTGTTTCCTTGATTGATAGGATAAGGCAAATGGATAATGATATGATACGTATCGACACATTGGTTCGTACTGCATTAAAGTTACCACCAGACGTTGCTAGAATAGCTCGGGCTGATGGTAAGAAAGACGTAAGAAAAGATTAGAGTTACTTTAAAACGTTTAACTCTCTTTGTAAATAGTTATGTAAATCCCCCATTTTATTTTTTCCTTTCTTTAAAATAGCTTTTATTATATCTCGTTCATCTACAGGAAATATTTCGTCTACTTTGTTTTCAGGAAGCATACTAAACTCTGTAACAATTTTATTATCTCTTGTAAGAAGCACTTTAAAACTTACTAAGTTAGCTTCACTTTTATTAACCATTATCACTCTCCAAATTTGCAAAGGTTATCTTATCCTGTCTACCACGTAGTCCTGCTTTCATGTAAGAAGTAGCACGACCTTCAAAGAAGTTCTGATGTTCAACACCCATCACTTCATCCAACCAACCTAGAGGATTCTCACGTTGGTCATAGTTGGTTTTAAGACCAAGCTGTAACAATCTTCTATCGGCTATGTATCTATTGTAAGCATACATATCTTTCTTGGTAAGACCCTGTAAGTCTCCCATATCAAACACTAGGTCTAAGAATTTATCTTCTAGTGTTACCATCTGTCTACAAATCTCGTAGAGTTCTGCTTTAAAATCATCTGTCCATATCTCTATGTTCTCTTGAATAAACTCTCTAAACAATTTAGTCATAGCTTCAACATGCATAGACTCATCACGGATAGAGTAAGTAACTATCTGTCCCATACCTTTCATCTTGCCGAACCTTGGAAAGTTTAACAAGATTGCAAAGCTACTAAACAACTGTAGTCCTTCTGTAAAAGCTGAATAGACTGCTAAAGTTTTTGCAATACTTTTCTTATCTTTCTTGATGGTCTTGATGTTATGAACATACTCGTGTTTATCAGCCATTTCTTCGTACTCTGCAAAAGCTTTGTACTCTATCTCAGGCATACCCACTGTATCAAGGAGTAAGCTGTAAGCATGTTGATGGATAGACTCCATGTTTGCAAACGAACCCATCATCATACGTGCTTCAGGCTTTCTAAATATACGCATGTATCTATCGACATAACCTGCACCAACGTCTACATCGGATTGAGTAAACAACCTAAAGATTTGGGTAAGTAAATTCTTTTCTTTTGAATCTAACTCCTGCCAATCTTTTACATCAGTGTGTAGTGGTACTGACTCCGGCATCCAATGCATTTGGTTTTGTAAGACATAGTAGTCAAACATCCACGGGTTATCGAATGGTTTGTAGTAATCTCTCGTGTCTAATAAGCTCATCTGTTCTCCTTGTTAAATTTCTTAACTAAATATTTTAAATTTTCAATTACGTATCCTGCGTAATCTTTTGTTTTTGAGAATGGGTCTTTATGTTCATCACAATAATCTAACCACATCCTACTTGTAAAGCCAGAAAACTTCTGACTAAACACCTTGTCAAAGTCTGATTGTTTCATATTAATCCTTTGGTAAATAAACTATAACAGCAGAGTTACATTTAGGACAAGTTAAATTAGTTTCCATAATATACTCATCGTTCTCATCTTCTATGTCGTGATCTCCACCCCATATTAGTTCTGTTCCACAATGCCAACAACCCATACTATCCCTCACAAGCTATACATTCAGCATCATCTAATTTAATACGCTGAACTTTTAAGTTTACATTTTCTACACTACGAGCAGCATTAGACCTGAAGTAGTATAGAGATTTAAGTTTGTTCATCCCATACCAGTGTACATCATTAACGTACTGCATGTACTCATCGTGTACTTCCTGTGACTCTGTAGCCTTTGGAAGTGTAAAGAAAAGATTAACTGATTGTGCTTGACAGATAAACTCTTGTCTTTTAGAAGCATGTTCTATAATCCATATCTGATCTATCTCATTAGCAGTTTTAAATATTTCTTTTTCATCATCTGTTAAGATATCAAGGTGCTGTACTGAACCATCGTTACCTGCAATGTCTTTCCACAATGCAGTCAACTCATCTTTCTTTAAACCTTTATCTTGTAGTATCTCGTCTAAGTATTTGTTTTTAACTTGGAACGAACCTGAGAGAGTCTTGTGCGTATAAACGTTAGCACGATATGGCTCAATCGAAGGAGAAGTACCGCCACATATGATACTAGAACTAGCGTTAGGAGCAACAGCGAGTAGATGAGCATTACGCCTCCCACTACCACTGACATCGGGAGCTTCACCCCTGTCCTCTGCAAGTCTTTCAGAAGCTCTGGTTGCTTGTGTTTTAAGATATTTAAACGCTTTATGATTGAAGCCCGTAGCATAGATACCTTCAAAAGGTAAGTTGCGTGATTGGAGATACGAATGGAATCCCATCGCACCAAGACCCAACGACCTTTCTCGATAAGCCGAGTAGGCAGATTTAGTAAAGCCTTCTTTGCCCGGCTTAATATGTTTTTGAAACCTTTTAAAGTTTGCATTGTACTCTCCTAAGTTATCTGTATCGACAGCGTTATCAATATAATGTTGAAGCACGTTGTCTAGCATGGTTATTAAATCTTCAATGAACATAGGGTTTTCTGACCATTCATCAAAGTATTCTAAGTTGACAGAAGATAAACAACATACTGCTGTTCTCTCTTCGTTAGTAGGTAACGTAATCTCAGAACAAAGATTGCTCTGTTTGATTTCTAATCCTAAATCTTTTTGTTCTTTAGGTAAAGCTTCGTTACATCTATCTATGTTGACCATGTAAGGCTCACCTGTCTCTGCTCTAGCATTAATGATCTGCCACCACAAGTCTCTAGCATTTACAATCTTAGTAGGCTCGTTAGTCTTAGGGTCAATCAATCTAAAGTCTGCATCTTCTTCAACAGCTTTCAAGAACTCATTGGTAATGTTAATACCATTATGAAGATTAAGATTCTTACGATTAATATCTCCACCTGATTCTTTACGCATGTTAATGAACTCTTCAATCTCCGGATGAGATATATCCATGTAAGCTGCATAAGAACCACGTCTTGTTGTGCCTTGATTAAAGGCTAACATCTGAGAATCTACGACATGGATGAAAGGAATTGAACCAGTAGAACGACTGCCATGAGTAGTAGAAATACCGTTACTCCTAATATCTCCCCAATATCCACCAATACCTCCGCCTGAACTCGCCAACCATATATTCTCGTTATAGTGAGCAGATAAACCATCCCTGCTGTCAGGTACATAATTGAGGAAACAGCTAATAGGAAGCCCACGACTTGTTCCTCCGTTACTAAGTATAGGAGTGCTAAACATGAACCAACAGTTGGAACTGTAGTGATAAAGCCTTTGAGCCAAGTCAAAATCTGTGTGACCTTTGTAGGTAGCTCCGAAGACTGAGGCTCTGGCAAATGCTTCCTGTGCGTGTGTTTCTTTAACTTCGATTTCCCCATCTTTATTACGTTTCTCCCATAAGTATCTATCCTTGAGTGTGTCAAGGCTAAACTTATCTAAATTTTTTTCGTTACTATAATTTATTTTTATACCAAGATATTCCTTGATACCTACTTTATCTTCTATCATTATATGTTCTCTTTGTCGTGTACATAAAGCATTATTATAGCATAGTGTAATATTTTAAGCAAGTCTTTTCTGTTCTTTCCTTCTTTATTACCGTAGCGTTTAGCATACTTCATAATATTACCAAGACTAAAGCCCTCACCATGTCCCGAATCAATAATAACATCGGTAGCCTGATATTTATCGGATGCATAATGCTGACTGTATGTAGCATCAATGTATCCTTTAAGCTCTTGTAATAGTTTGTCTTCATTAAATTTGTAATTAGTTTTCTTCATGTTTCCATTCCTTAGGTAAAGTCTCTTCGCTATACCATGTAAAGTTATTTGTTTCAGCCCATTCAGCATGTGTTCTTTTTGTTCCATCTTTCCTAACCTTGGCTCCCGGCATAGGAGAGAAAGGCTTTTGAAATAAAAATATTAACTCAGTATTTTTTGGAAGTGCTTTTCTAATATGAATATATTTACTGTACTCAGCGTGGTCCCAAAACCTACCCTTTGCTTCTAAGAGTATTGTCTTACCCTCTATCTCTCGAACAAAATCAGCTTCGTATTTATGTTCAACAACATATTGTATGACATCCCAATGATGTTTCCAGTCTTGAAGTATTCCCAAATGAATGTCATACTCCCATCGACTGTCATACCCTTTAGGTACGTTAATCTTTTTAGGTCTAGGTTTTCTAGGTACTCTTCTAGGCATTAATGAATGCTCCGAGCTTCTCTTGAGTCTACTTCTATTTTAAGAATTGTTGATAAGTCTGTTAAAATATCACTGGGTATAGCATCAATTGGTTCACCACTGGCTAACTCGTGTGCAAGTAGTAATAAAATTTTTTCTAATCTATCATTATTTTTCATGTATAATATCCTCGAGAGTTATCTCATTTATTGGTTTAGTTTTTGAAACCTTTTTAATTTTTTTAACTATCCACTTTAATGAAAAAGAAGAAAGCCGAATCTGATTATTAGCATAAATATGAGTGTCTGTAGGTAGTAAATCAAATGCATTTTGTTTATCTATCTTTTCTTTTTCTGAATCAGACACCAAATTTTTAACCCAATCAACCAAGAGTTCTAGTGATTTTTTTCTAATTTTTTTAGCTCTTTGTGCATTCATAATATCTCCTCCACGTTTGGAACTTTAACAATATTTGTAAAATAAACTGGTCCTTTGGCATACTTAAAAACTCTTAAACCTTTACCATTATTACTGTCAGAATGGCACTTATATTTATAAGGACAATAGGTACATTCTTTTGGAAGCTTCATGTTTCCTGCTTTACCTTCGGCTATTGAAGGATAGCAAAAATCAGGAGGTGTTTTTTTCTTGATAGCTTTTTTTATAGTTTTAATTCTATCTTTAATATTCGGCTTATCTAAATCTTCAGGTCTAAAAAGAGTTAGTTCTCCAGTTTCTTTATTAATTACTAAGAAACCACCAGCACTGGTTTGTTCTGCTGCTTCATATCCGGCAAGTTGTGCTAGATAACCAAACGTATCTTGTTCTGCTAGTGTTCCATCATTAAATTTTTTAAATGCATATCCAGACGCTGACTTAACATCGACAACTTCACCATCAATTTTACAATCCATGTGTCCTTTAATTCCACTAACAGTTACTTCTTTTTGTTCTGAATCAACACTGTGTCCTGCAAGTCTAACAAAAAATAAAAGTAGAACCTCTAGTAGATGTCCATACAAAAATTTAATAAAAGTGCTTGGTTGTAGTTCAGTGTCGGCATCTTTTTCTTCATGCATATCAAACCATAACTGCCTATCAGGTTTTCCAATATTAGACATACGAAGATTATTAGACGTAGCCCTGTTAGCTCCAACAGGAGTAGCCCAGTCGACTAATGCTTGAGTCATATCTTCGCTAAACTTTTCTAAAAGTTTTGGAGGAATAACAATAGGCTCACCCTTTGAAAGGGATGATATTGTATTATATATATCAGGTACTAAATTGTCAAGCTGTTTCTTTTTCATATTCTTCCTCAGTTATACTATCAATTAAACTGATAGCTTTTTTAATAGACAGTTTAAACCATTCACCATTTCTTTCTATAGCTTGTTTGCTACAAAGCTTGTGTGCGTTTGATTCAGCAAGTCTTCTGTTTTTAAAGTCTTTATAATATTCAAGTTTATAATCCCGCATAGGCGAAGATGTTTGATATTGGTTACATCTGTCAATTGCTTCTATAGCCATACCAACTTTAATCCAGCCTTTCCAAGCAGGGTTTGTAATAATATATACTTGACCTTCTTTACTACTAGAATAGCTAGATAAAGATTGAAACGCAGCATCTTCAAATGTTTTGTAATGTCCGGGTTTATACAACGGATGAGTTTTACTTATGTACTTACCGTTAACAAACATTCGTTCTGTGTTTCTTTTAGTATATTTTTCTAAAGTCGCATAGCATGGAATACATACTTTTTCTTTTCTTTCTTTACGTGAGGGTTGCCAATTATCATCAGTTAATTTAACCCCACACTCGTTACAATTAATGTGTGTCACTCCAGTTTCCTCCTATTTTATATTCACCATCTAACGGACAACGCATGTTAAAATATGTTCCTGCATCTATAATACTTTCAACAGCAAGTTGACCAACTCTATTAGCTTGACATTCTTTTACTTCTATTTGCCATTCATCATGAATATTACCTACAAATTTATAATCAAGATTTGCAAGAGACAAACGAGTATTCAGTAGTATCAACCCCTTTTTCATTGCTACTGCTCCTCCTCCTTGTAATAAGGTATTTAAAGCAGCGTGTTCATGTCTAACAAATATCTTTCTACCATCTAAACCTTTTAAAAATTTTTTCTTTGCTGCTCTATCAACTCGTTCTTTAAGAGTTCTAAGTGTTGGGAGACTACTAAAAAAGCGTTCTCGCAACTTCTTACCGTCTGCTCTGCTTCCATTAACAATGCTTCCAAGTTTTTCGTCTCCTGCTCCGTATATGAGTGCATAGATGAAAGTTTTTGCCTGATCTCTTGATTCAAGTCCAGCAAACTTTTGGTTAGTTGTGTGAATGTCTCCATTGATAATTTCATTTACATACTCCTCGTCAGCCATGTAGTGTGCTAACATTCTTAATTCTAATCCACTTGCATCTACACCTACAAGTTTATATCCATCAGGTACTGTCCAACAAGACCTGCACTCTTTACCAAAAGGACTATATACAGCAGGTACTTGAGCCATGTTTGGGCTTCTGTGTGCCATTCGACCTGTAATAGTACCAGTACAAATAACAGAACCATGAACTCTGCCATCGTTTTTAACAGCATCTAACCATGACTCAACTTGAGCAGCTCTTTTTTGTAAGAGTAAAAACTCTGCAATTAATTGAGCTTCTTTAATATGAGATATTTTTTTTAGTGTTCCTTCATCAACAATAGGTTGTCCTGTTGGGGTAAATCTTTTAGGCTTCCAACCAAAATCAATTAAGTACTCACCTATTTGTTTTCTACTTCCAAGATTAAATTCTTGTAGCTCTTGCCTCATGAAAGAGTTCATATCATTAGTCTCTTTCCTTTCTAAATATTCCTCTTCAGTTAAACCTGACTTAGACAGTGTTCCATCTTTTTTAAGTTTTGGAAACACACGTTTAACATCCACAAGTTTAGGTTTAAAAGTATGATGAACTTCTGTTTCGACTTCTTTTTTTCTTTTATTTAAAGAACTTAATAAAAGTGTAGCATTTTTTTCATCAAATAAAAATCCTTGTTGTTCCTGATCTGATAATATCTTACTTGTTTCATGTTCAATTTCTACAGAATCTTTACTAAATCCTGAACTGTCTGATCTAAGTTTTTCTAAAACTAATTTATTTACTTTTACATCTTGAATACAATAGTCCATCATTTCTTTACTGTAAGATTTAAAATCAGGCGAGTCTGACTTAGGGCAGTTGAGTTTCCATCCCCATTTTTCTAGGCTGTGTCCACCTTCTCTTGTCGGGTGTAACAGTCTTGATAGGGTCAAGGTATCAAGAACTTTAGCATGTTTATATAAATCAACATGCTTTAGTTTTTTAATTATGGGGAGATCAAAGCCAATGATGTTGTGACCAACTAGAATATCGGCTGACTTTAGAAACTCAATGCCCTCGTCAATTTGTGTAGGATCAAATGAATATACTTTATTATTTTCATCAATAGCAACAATACACCAAATACTATCAGCAGCCGGAACTCTTTCCAGTTCCCCTGTTTCTTTATTTTTTGATTCAAATTCCCAAAGCAATCCATTCGTTTCAATATCAAATACTAATTCCATAATGTTATCCTAAAAAGAGTTTATAATATCATCTTCAATATTAAATTCATTATCAAATATTTCAGATAATCTTCCTGTATCTTTATCGTAAATTAAAGAAGTTGCCATGCCTACGTCACCTGTGTATCTTGATTTAAGTACACGAAGTCTTGTAGTCCTTGCTTCTTCTTGATCGTCTGATTGTTGATTACGTTCCAATGCAATCACACAATCTGATAGCTGTCCAATGCTGTTAGAGCCACGGAGGTGAGAGAGACTAACTTCAATTCCATTCTCATGTCCTTTGTTACCATCGACTCGTCTGAGGTGGGATACAAGAATTAAACCTGCACCCGTCTCTTCAACTAAACTTCTAAGTCTAGTCATAATATTATCAATGGCTCGTCTCTCATCACCTTCGGCAAGGGCACTCACCAGCATATGTAAATGATCTACGACCACCCACTTACAATCACAACCAACAATTAAATATCTTAACTTTGCAAAGATATCATCTATTTCATTTGTTCCAAAATGAGCATGTATAAATACTTTATCATCTGCAAAAACTTTATCAAACATAGCAATCAATGTATCTTCATTAAACTTTTCTCTTTCTTGATCAACATATAATCTAGCATTTGCTTCAATAGAAAGGACACCATCCACTGTTCTTCTCCAGTCCTCTTCAAGTGCTATGATTCCTACATTATCATTAGTATTTTTTACAAGCCAATGTTCTAGTTCCCTCGTGATACTAGACTTACCAAGTCCTGTTCCACCTGTAAGAGTTACAAGCTCACCTTGTCTCAAGCCATACAGCTTTTCATTTAAACCCTTCCAAGGGTAGGGAACACTTTCCTTTTTCTCACGATTTAAAAAGGCTTTTTGTTTTTCAGAAACACGTATGATACCACTTGGAGTATAGGTCTTTGCATCCCACCAAGAATTAGTAAATTCTTTATATTTTGATTTGATAAGCATGTCGTTAGCATCTTTGTAACCATTAGGAAGAGTTACAATTTTAGCTTTTCCCGGCTTAATTATAGTAGCAACCTTTTGAGCTGCTTCTCTACCTTGTTTATCTTTATCAAAACAAATAACAATATTATCAAAACTTTCTACATATTCTAAATTTTCTTTAATGTCTTTGACTGCTGAAGCTGCTCCTCTAATAATCGACACGACTGCCCACTTACTACCGAGTAGTTCATAGGCAGCCATAGCATCACACTCTCCCTCAGTAATCGTTAGATATTTTCCTCCTTCTTTAAATAATTGTTGTCCGAACAGTCCAACACCTGAAGGTGACACATCAAATGAGAACTTTTTATCACGAACATATCTAACTTTGTTAGCAGTAATTTCATTGTTAATATACAGTGGATAAATGTGTTGTGCTAATTGTCCTGCTTGATCATAAACAACTTTAACACCATATTTTTCGGCAGTTTCTTTTGAAATATTTCTATCAGAAAGTTTGGCAAAAACACCCCCATGGTGATTTAATTCTCTTACCGTTTCTCTTACAACTGGTGATTTTTGTAATGATTCTACTGTATTCTTGCTTTTAAAAGTTGGAAAGAACTCATCGCAACTAAAGCACTTTGCAGAACCATCTTCATTAACAGACAAGGCATCGCTGCTTTTACAAGCAGGGCAAGGCTGATGATACTTAATAAATTTTAATTGATTTTCCATGTTTGACCCTTGAAATAAAAAGGCACCCATATTGCAGAGTGCCTTGGTTAAAAATAACTATTGAGATTCAGTTGTATCTTCTTTCTCAGTAGTCTCTGTCTGCTCTATCTTAGCTTCATCACACTCTAAAAGTAACTGTTCCAAGTTAGCTCTATGTGTTCGTGAAGCAAAGTCTAAAGCTTCAATAACGACTTGCAAAGTACCTACTTTTTGTACAGTTACAGTAGCTTCCTGCTTCTTTTGCTCATCGTCAATGTTATTGATGTCGAATAAGTTTTCACCATCTTCATTTCTAATAGTGATAATCATTTTAAAATTCTTCTCCACCATCAATAGCTTCAAACTCTGCACCATCCCCTGACTTATACTGTACTAAGTCAAGCACTTGCATAGCTTGAAAATCAAGCCCTTTAAAGTTTCCATATTTATTCGAAACTTCCCATTCATTATATTGAACTTTAACTCTAGAACCATTGCCTACTAACTCATCCATTGGGACTTTGTTAGCATCTACAAGCGTGGGTGCTTTGCGAACCATCCCGTTGGGACCATTCACTTTACGTTTAAAGTTTATAGATCGACCAACAACTTCGTCTTGAATCGTTAGATTTTTTACTTTAAATCCACGTCTTTCAAAGTCATCAGCCACTGAATCCTCAAGCACTAAATCTACTGTATACACAGGCTCAAACTTAGTGTTTGGGGTTGTTACACTAGCCCAATAGGCTACTCCTTCTTGTATTGCCATATAAATACCTCCTTGGTTTGGCGTTTTGTGAAAACAATTATACACTAATCACTTGAGGATGTCAAGCAATATGTCTTTCATTGTTATGTGTGTTGTATCAAATAAAGTTACAATAAATTTTTCACCTTCTTTTTTAATCTCGTAAGGTATTTTATTCTCATAAAATTCTTTATAATTTTTTGTAATATATTCATCAAACTTTCTTAATTGTTTCTTGTCAAAAATAGCTGTGGTTTCTTCTTCTAACATTCTCTGATATAAATAATTCATAAAGCTCCTTATTAATTAATTGTAAATGGTATTGAACAATTTGTTGTTGTAACACTTTCAAAATTTAAATCTAAAACGTATCGTTTAACAGCTCTTTTTAATCTTGAATTATTAGTACCTATAATATTAATATTGATAGGTGTTCCTACTTCGAGATCAAACTTAGCATTAAATTTTTCAGTATTTTTTATTGTAATATTTTTAATATAAGTTACAAATTTTCTATTTGATTTAGGTCTAGGACATGAAGCCTTTGATAAAGATTCTTTAACAATTTTAGAAGGGGTCTGAGGCTCACTGAGAGTCTCTGTATAAACCTCTTTGCTCTGTCCCAATGCTTGGGTACCAGTCAACACTCCGAAACCTCCTGTGGCTCCTGTCGTATTGACTATTTCTTCAGAAGTTTCAAAAGTATTTTCAAAATTTTCAACCTCTTGTCTTAATTCATCAAGCAAAGATAAAACATTAAGAATGTCTTGTGAAGTTTCATACTCTAAACTATTTATTCTATCTTCTAAATTATTTATAGAATTTAAAATAACATTTTGTCTAGCTAAAACATTATCATAAATATCCGTCTTAGCATCTAGTTGAATTTGTAAAGTTTTTAAAGCTTTACGCATACCTTTTACGTCTTCTGAGTTATCACTTATTTTTGAGCCAACAGTCCAAGATGTGGTGGTTGCTCCAATAAATAAAATAAATAATAAAATTTTAAATATAATATTTTTTTTCATTTGTCTCCTGTTTATTTAATTAATAATAAATAAATCTTAACATAAAAAAACTACTTATGTCAAGATTTAATAGTAACTTTATGCAACCTCCTGTGCTGTCCACCAAGTAGGCTTAGTTCTATTGCGTTCCCATTTGGCATAGTGTTTTTCGTTAATGCAGTAATCACGATAAGCAACAATAGGGTCTTCATCTTTGTACTCCTCAGGCATAGCCTGTGCTAATGGTGTCATGCTTGTATGTGTAATGTTGTCGGGCATCTTACTCAATGGTTCTTCTAGCTTGACAACACTTGCATGTTTCCTACCATACCTATACTCATACTCCAAGCCTAGTGCTAGGAAGTGTCGATACAACCATGAGTAGTTAGAGCTAGATTCTCTA